AACAAAGGTTCCGAAATAACAGCAAATTATAAAAATACTCCACGTTTTATAGATAGTAACACTAAGGGATATAAAGAGTTAAAAAAATAAGTGAGTGATAAAGTAGATACAGGTGGGAAAAGATTAAACCTATTCCCAGCTAAAAAACAAAAAAAGAAATTATCTGTTGATGATAAAGCATTTAATACGATGGAAGCTGTTGCTGATAAAACTAATGTAGACATTTTTGCTGAAGGAAAGAAAAGCAGTACAAAAGGAATACATACTGCATTGTTAGCCGCAGGTATGACTCCTGCATATGGTAATGTAGCAGATGTAGCAGATGCAACTCTATATGCTCTTGAAGGAGAATTTGGAGAAGCAGCATGGTCAATGGCAGCAGCTATTCCAATAGTAGGTCAGATGGTTGCAGGTAGGAGAGCTGCTAAAGTTGCTAAAGAAGCTGGTGAGGAGATGGTTACTGTTTATAGAGGAGTAGATAAATGGTATCCTAAAAGAATTATGAAGGATGGTAAAATTGTAGAGACAGGTGATACAATGGTAAAAGGAGGTAAATTTGTTGGAGGAGGTAGATTCGGAGATTTATTGCATGTTTCTCCATTTAAAGATATAGCTCATTTTTATAGAAAATTCTCAAAGAAAAAACTACTTCGATCATTTGATGAATTGGGGGGAAAGTGGCCTCCAGTAAAAACAGCGAGAACTTTGGAATTTGAAGTTCCTAAATCTTTTATAAAAAAATTTGGGAGGGTACTTGATACTACTGCACAACAAACAGGGAAAAAAGTAAAAGGTGGGATTATTCAGTTTGATAAAGGTATTCCTGTAGAATTTTTAAAGAAAGTATATAAGTGAACATAAATACCCAGAAAACATCTGAGGCTGAAGAAGCTTTAAAACTGGCAAGTAAAGACTTAATCGCTTTTGGTAAGTTATTCTTGCCTGATGATTTTATGCGTAGTGAAACTCCTTTCTTTCATTTTGAAGTAGCAGATATTATAGATAATAAGAATATTAAGCAAACTGCTATTATAATTCCCAGAGGACATGGGAAAACTGTGCTAACTAAAGCCTCTATATTAAAAGACTTTATTTTTTGTCCTAAAGATGATTTCTTATTTTATGCATGGGTATCAGCTACACAGAAACTTTCAGTAGGTAATATGGATTATGTTAAACATCACTTAGAGTATAATGATAGAATAAAGTATTACTTTGGTAGCTTACGTGGTAAAAAATGGACAGAAGAAGATATAGAACTTACAAACCAATGTAAACTTATCAGTAAAAGTAATGTTGCAGGTATACGTGGAGGAGCAAAACTTCATAAAAGATATGATTTAATTGTGTTGGATGATTTTGAACATGAACAGAATACGATTACAAGAGAAGCAAGAGAAAAGAACGCTAATCTCGTTACTGCAGTTGTGTATCCAGCACTTGAGCCGCATACTGGTAGGTTGCGTGTCAATGGTACTCCTGTTCATTATGACAGTTTTATTAATAATTTACTTACCAATTATGCAAAAGCTGAAAAAGACGGGAAGAAGTTTGCATGGAACGTCATTACTTATAAAGCTATCAATGACGAAGGCGATGCTTTATGGTCTAGCTTTTTTAGTGACAAGAAACTCAAAGAAAAGAAAAAATTCTACTCAGACAGCGGACAACCACAGAAATTCTACCAAGAATATATGATGGAGGTCACATCTGAAGAAGATGCGGTATGGACTAGACAACATATTAAATATTGGGATGGATATTATAAAAGAGAGAATGATATAAACTTTATAGTAGTAGATGGGAATGAATTACCTGTGAATTTATTTATTGGGTGCGACCCTGCTACTGATATAGATACAAAGTATTCTGACTTTAGTGTTATAATGGTAATTGCTATAGATGGAAATAATAACTTATATCTAATGGAATATGAAAGACATAGGAGTATTCCTACAATTGGGAGTAAAGACCCGTCTACAGGAGAGATAATAGGGAAGAAAGGTGTAGTAGATTATATCTTAGATTTACATCAAAAGTATTTTTGTATATCAAGTACAGTTGAAGATGTAGCAATGAATAGGAGTATATTCCAAGCTTTAAATGATGAAAGAAGAAGGCTGAATAAATTCAGCATAGCTGTAATTCCTGAAAAACCAGGAGGAAGTAATAAGAGAAATCGCATTTATAGTGGTCTTTCTGCACGTTTTAGTACAGGAACTGTACATTTGCGTAAAAATATGTTTGATTTAATCAACGAAATACTTACCTTTGGTCCCAAAATGAGCCATGATGACACAATTGAGACCCTTTACTATGCGCAAGTTCATGCATTTCCTCCAAATATGAAGCAAGATAAAGAAAAAAAGATATGGAAGGCTCCTGTTAAAAAAGCAAAACATTGGTTGGTAGCGTAATGGCAGGTCAACTTTCAAAAAAAATAGGATTACAATCATCAAAGGATTTTCAGCCTAGCCAAAGAGTGGCATTAGGTCAGAAATTATATGATGCATTAGGGATGAGATTAGGAAAAGAAGGTATTAAGTTTGGAGAACAAGGATTTTTCTTTTCTCCTATAAAGAAAAAGTGGGAAGTAGCAGGTTGGTATAACAAACAGGAATCAGGTAGAGGGTTTAATAAAGGAGACTATAACTTTGGATTTTCACTTGGGAGGAAATTATAATGGCACCACCCACAGCATTTAATATAGCAAGTAAGTTTATCGAAAAAAAGGAATCAGACTCAAAACATCTTAATAAGAGAGGATGGAAGATTTATAATGATTTTGGGAAGCCAGCTGTTGGACCAGGGATAAGGTTAAGTAATCTTCCTAAGGAATATAGAAAAATGAAGGAAGGTCAGAGGATACCTGCAGATGTTGTTAGAAGTGCATATAATAAACAATTGGCATCAGTAGATAAAAGTCTTGTTAGTGAATTTGGAGATGTCTATTCAAATTTATCTCCTCATAAGAAAGCATCTACAATGTCTTTAATTTATAATGTAGGAATGGAAGGATTTAAAACTGGAGGGAAAAAAGGTAATATTACTAAAGCATATACTGCTTTAAAAGAAGGTAATGTGGAAACATTTGCCGAAGAGTCTTTTGACCCTGAAAAGGGATTTGTCAAATCTAATGGAATAGTTTTGAGAGGATTGCAAAATAGGAGAATAGAAGAAAGGAATCTATTTGCAACTAAAGAATATACTTTAGAATCAGAAGATATAGCTATGGCATCAATGTTAAGAGAAGAAAGACCTATGATACAATAATATGGCAAGAATGACAAATAAGAAAAGAGCTCAGATTAACAAACAGTTATGGGATAGAGCTAATAATTCTCATAGACAGCGTTGGCAGACATTAAGTCAGAAAGGATATGACTTTTATCTTGACGAACAGTTAACTAAAGACGAAATTGATAATTTAGAAGAAGCTGGAATGCCAACATTCACTATTAATCGAATAACACCGATTATAGAGATAATGAAATATTTTGTTACTGCGAATGATCCTAGATGGAAAGCTGTTGGAGTTACTGGTGATGATGTAGATGTTGCTCAAGTCCATTCTGAGATATCAGATTATTGTTGGCACTTATCTAATGGTAAGTCAGTATATAGTCAGGTTGTTCTTGATTCTCTTACAAAAGGTATTGGATATTTTCTAATAGATGTTGATAGAGATGCTGATAGAGGAATGGGTGAAGTTCAGTTTAGTAGAATTGATCCATATGATGTTTATGTAGACCCTGCAAGTAGAGATTTCTTATTTAGAGATGCTGCTTTTATATCTATAAGAAAGAATATTGCAAAGGGGAGATTAATGAATATGTTCCCTGATCAAGCAGCTAAAATTAAAAAGGCAGAAGGTCCTGCAGGTACTGTAAGTTTCTCTCAAAGAGATACTGATGCTCCTACATCATTTCAACCTGAAGATATTACAATGGGTATTACTCTTGAGGCTGAAGACGATGATATACTTCCATACTATGAAACTTATGCTAAGAAAAAGTTTGCATATTATAATGTTTATATAAGAGTTGTTCCTTCTCCTGCTGAAATGGCGAATATTCGTCAAGAAGTAGAAACATTAATGGAGGAGTTTAAGAAAGAAGTTGAAGTAGGACTTATTGAGAAGCAAATGCAGATTCAACAAGCTGTTGAGAATGGCGAAATGATTCCCGAGAGAGGACAACTAGAGATAGAGAAGTCACAGAAGATGGCTGGTCAGGCTCTTGAAGAAAAACAAATGCAATTAATGTCAGAAGCTCAAGACGCTGCTACTATTATTAATCAGCAAGTAATGAGTGAAAAAGATTTTAATCTCCTTTCTCAAAGTCCAGAAGCAAAAAAGAATATTGTAGATGCAGTAAAGTTTCATGAGAACAGAATAATACTAACATGCAGTATAGGAGATGATACATTTCTTTATGAGTATATACTTCCTATATCTGAGTATCCAATTGTACCTGTTCCGTATATGTATACAGGTACTCCATATCCTATGAGTGCAGTTACTCCTTTAGTTGGTAAACAACAGGAGATTAATAAAGCTCATCAGATTATGTTACATAATGCTAATTTAGCATCTAATCTCAGGTGGATGTATGAAGAAGGTTCTGTTCCAGAAGAAGAATGGGAGCAATACTCTTCAGCACCAGGCGCACTGTTGAAGTATAGGTCAGGATTCAATCCTCCTACTCCAGTTTTACCAGCTTCCATAAATAATGCGTTTTATACTATTACTCAAGAAGGTAAGGGGGATGCTGAGTATATTGCTGGAGTTCCTTCAGCTATGATGGGATTTACTCAGCAACAATCAGAGACATATAGAGGATTACTTGCTAATGATGAGTTTGGGACAAGAAGATTAAAGGCATGGATGGGAAGTATAGTAGAACCTTCTTTAGAATACTTAGGTAAATGTTTTCAAATGATTGCTCAGGGTCATTATACAGTAGAGAAAGTATTTAGAATTGTTCAACCAGAAGCAGGTCAGAAAGCAGATCAAGAAAAGGAAACAAGAATTAATATACCAATATATAATGATTATGGGAAAGCCGTATCTGTATATAAGGATTATAATAGTGCAAGATTTGATGTAAGAGTAATTGCAGGAGCTACAATGCCAGTTAATAGATGGGCATTGTTAGAAGAATATTTTAGATGGTTCCAGGCAGGATTAATAGATGATATCGCTATGATAGCAGAAACTGATATAAGAAATAAGAAACAAGTTATAGAGAGAAAGTCTATGTATTCACAAATGCAATCACAATTAGAATCTATGGAGGAAGCTGTTAAAGATAAGGAAGGAACTATCGAAACTTTAGAGCGTCAGTTAGTACAGGCGGGTATAAAGATGAAAGTAGGAGAAGCTTCTACTGAAATAAGAAAAGATGTACTTGAAACTGAAGCTCAACAAAAACTGTTAAGAGGAATGCTAAAAACAGAATTTAGTAAGCTTAAAACAGAAATGAAAGCAGGTATGGAAGTTGCAAAAGCTCAGTCACAAGAAAGTGCTGAAAAGTAGTTGTATCTTCTATGCTGTTAGCTGTAAGTTAAATTGATTAAACCTAAAAGGAGACATAATGGAACAAGAACAAGTAGGTAACGCTATTGAAGCCCCCGAAAGTGATGTCCAAGAAACTGCTGCTAGTGAAGATTTTTTCGGTGATTTAGATAAAAGTCTTAATAGTGGTATTTTAGAAAGTGAAGACGAACTTTTACAATCAACCTCAGATAATGATGGTGATAATACACCTCTGAGCCAGAGTGAAGTTCAGCAGCAAGACGATTCAGAAGTCTTGCAGAAGAGGTATAGTGATTCAAGTCGTGAAGCTCAACGGTTAAAC